GCAGGCCATAATCATTTTTTTGATCTATTGGAACAGGCGAAGTCAGAGACAGCAAATGGTTCTGACCAGTGGTATCATAAGGTTGTCAAGGCGTCTGAGAGCAATCTTGTAAAGGCAGAAGAGCTTGAAGCTGCGCAAGCGCAGATGACGCCGGAACAATATGAGCAGGAGTATGAGTGTTCATTCACCGCTGCTATTATCGGAGCCTACTATGCAAAGCTGCTGGTGGATGCCGAAAATAGTGGAAGGGTTACAAGGGCTCCATATGATCCTGCATATCCTGTGCATACAGCATGGGATTTGGGTATAAACGACAGCACAGCTATCTGGTTTGCGCAGGTGTTTCGTGGTGGTGCGGTGAATATCATCGACTACTATGAAAGTTCTGGCGTTGGTCTTGACCACTACGCAGACATTCTCAAGCAAAAAGATTATCACTATGGCGACCACCTAGCGCCGCATGACATTGAGGTGCGGGAGTTGGGGTCTGGTAAAAGTCGTTTGGAGACTGCATACTCGCTAGGCATACGTTTTCGTGTTATACCGAAAATGAAAGTTGCCGATGGCATCAATGCAGCTAGGCTGTTGATACCGAAATGTTGCTTTGACAGGGACAGGTGTAAGGATGGATTGGAAATGCTCCGGCAGTATCGTCAGGATTGGGACGATAAAAGAAAAGTATTCCGCGATCATCCAAGGCATGATTACACATCTCACTGCGCGGATGCGTTTAGGTATCTGGCTGTTGGGTTGGAAAACAGGGCGAGTATTGGACGCCCTTCACAGCAAGTTGCGCTTAGTGACTACAATCCTTTCCAGATTTAGGAGACGATGATGGGCGGTGTAGTGCAACAAATATTAGCGCCTGTGGCTGAAGTTGTTGAAGAAGTTGCAGCGCCCATTCTTGATGTCACTGAAGAAGTAGCTGAAACAGTTACAGAGGTTGCAGCGCCAGTTACCGATGTTGTGCAAGATGTCGTAGAGGTTGTGCCACAAATACCAGAGACAGTCATAGATGTTGTGCAACCGGCCTTGGATGTCGGCACCACTCTCATAGAAACAGTAGGTCAGCCCGTTGCAGAAGTAGGAGGTGGTCTGCTAGAGGACGCACAAGAAATAGCTGCTGAAATTGTGGAGCCTATTGAGCAGCCTGTGCAGCAAATCATAGGTGAGGTAACAGATACTGTTGAAGATATTGGCAGTTTGTTAGGTGAAGCGTTTGAAGAGGTTATTGAGAAACCTGTCCAGCAGATAGGTGGAGAGATCATTGATACAATTTTTGGTGATCAATCACCCGAGGTAACGCCAGAAGTTACGCCAGAAGTAGTTCCAGATGATCCTACTCAAGGTTTGGCGCGTGGAAGAAGAACACCAACACGTTCAAAAAAACCAGGCGCAGGCGGTACTCTGTTGGAAGGTGGAGGGGTTCTTTATGAATAGGAGCGAAAAATGAGTTTTTTAGTGCCAAAAATGCCAGCACCGCCACCACCTCCACCGCCACCTCCAAAGCCTGATATTGGGCGTGCGAGAGCAATGGCTGAAGAAGCACTGAGGGATGAGATGAGGCGTCGTCGTGGTCGTGGGTCAACAATCGTTGCTGGTGCGCTTGGCCAGAAGAAGCAAACTGATGGCACTCCAACATTGATGGGTTAGACATGGCAAAAGAAGCAGCACCAATCATCAAGAGATACGATCATCTCAAATACAAGCGAGACAACTGGGATACCCATTACCAGGAGCTTGCGGACTATATGCTGCCTCGCAAGTCTGATGTCGTAAAGAAACGCTCCCGTGGTGAAAAGCGGATGGAGTTGATCTACGACGGCACAGCTTTGCAGTCTATTGATCTCATGGCAGCGTTTCTGCATGGAATGCTGACCAGTGGTGCATCGCCTTGGTTCCATCTTGATATCAAAAATGAAGCCCTAAACAGGGACGATGAGGTACGCGGTTGGCTGCAAGACACCAGCATGCGTATGATGCGAGCCTTTCAAAGGTCAAACTTTGAAACTGAAGTGCATGAGGCATATGTCGATCTGGTTGTTTTTGGAACAGCTTGCATGTTCTGTGAGATGGACAGGGATAAACTTAGATTCAGCACCCGCCATATCTCTGAATTTTATGTATCTGAAGACCAGTATGGCATGGTCGATACTGTTTACCGACTCTATGAATCAACAGCAGAGCAAGCGGTAGAGCGCTTTGGCCTTGAAAATGTTGGTGACTTCATTCGCAAGACGTTTGAGAAAAAACCTGATGATGAGGTTGAGATTCTTCATGTTGTTTCACCACGCCTTGATAGGGATGTTTTAAATCCAAACAACCTAAATATGCCGTTTATGTCGGTGTACATTTGCAAAAAATCAGAAATGATTATCAGCGAGGGCGGCTTTGAAGAACTGCCTTATGTTGTGCCGCGCTTTTTGAAAGCTACCGGCGAGGTGATGGGAAGATCGCCTGCCATGACAGCGTTGCCAGATGTTAAGATGATAAACCTGATGTCCAAGACAATCATTCAGGCTGCGCAGAAACAGATTGATCCCCCGCTTCTCGTTCCTGATGACGGGTTTATGTTGCCTATTCGCACACAACCTGGCGGTCTAAATTTTTTCCGTGCTGGCACTAGAGAAACAATTACGCCTTTGAACACGGGCGCAAACATTCCAATCGGCCTTAGTATGGAAGAGCAGCGTAGGGCAGCGATACGACAAGCATTCTACATAGACCAGATACTGACAGCAGGCTCTCCGCAAATGACAGCAACAGAAGTCATACAGCGGCAGGAAGAGCGTATGCGTGTCATTGGACCGGTTCTTGGCAGGCTGATGAATGAGTTGCTACGCCCGTTGATTGATCGTGTGTTTGCCTTGATGTTGAGGTCGGATATGCTCGCTCCTGCACCTGAAGTGTTGCAGGGCATGGACATTGATATTGAATATGTTTCACCGTTAGCAAGAGCGCAAAAGTCGAGTGGCTTGAATAACACCATGAGAGCGCTTGAAATACTCTTGCCACTGGCAGAGGGTTTGCCTGTTGCAGATCATATTGATCCTGATGGCTTGGTGCGTCACATCACAGATTCACTCGGTGTGCCGAAAGTTACTTTGAAAACTCAACGCGAGGTAGATCAGTTGCGTCAGCAAAGACAGCAGGCGCAACAAGAAGCTCTGCAAAGACAGCGTGAACAAGAGGATGTTTATACAACAGCACAGGCAGCACAGGCTGTAAGGATGGTTGGTGAGTGAAGGAACTAGATAAACTCAGATTTATGTATCGTGAGACTTTTGATTCAGAGCATGGTCAAAAGGTTTTGCGAGACTTGGAGGCACGTTCTAACTGGCGTGCCTCTAGCTATGTGGCTGGCGATGCCAACGCCACAGCTTTTGAGGAGGGCAAGCGTGCCGTCCTTTTACACATCCACAACATGATGATTAAGGAGTAAGCATGTCAGAGGAAGCTATCGAACAGGTAGCCCAGCCTGAAGCAGCGCCGCTGGAGACACCAGCAGAAGTTGCACAAGGCGGGTCTGGTCACGATTTCTTGTCGATGATACCAGAGGATTTAAGGGAACATCCCAGTCTCAACCCAATCAAAGATGTAAGCAATCTTGCAAGGTCATATGTAAATGCGCAGCGTTTGATTGGTGCAGACAAATTAGCCTTTCCAGCAAACCCAACGGATGAAGATTTAGATAAAATCTATGGAAAGTTAGGACGCCCAGAAAGCTCGGAAGGTTACGAGATAGTCGCAGATGGCGTCGTCATTTCTGAAGATGGAGCGAAGTCTTATGCAGAGATGGCTCACAACCTACGCCTTACGCCAGATCAAGCAAATGGCATTCTTGAATACTACAAGGGCATGGTATCTTCCGCGTCTGAAGTAAACATTCAAGCAGAGACACAGCAAAGAAACTCTACAGAAATGGCTCTGCGTCAAGAATGGGGTGATGAGTTTGATGCAAAGCTAACTGATGCTGGCAAAGTTGCAAAGCAGTTTGGTGGCGGTGAGTTGCTTGACATGAAGTTAGCAGACGGCACTAAGGTTGGTAATCATCCTGATTTTATTCGCGCGTTTGCAAAAATGGCAGAGTTCCGCGCTAGTGTAACCAGTGAGGACACTGTTTCCGACGCTACTCAAACAACTTTAGCGTCCCGTCAGTCAGCACAGGCAGAGATTGATGCGATCATGCGTGGCCCTGATTACATGAACAGAAAAGATCCTGTAGCTCGTCAGAGGGCCATTGACAGGGTGAATGATCTAATGGGTGTATTGCATGGAACAGAATGAGTTGGTAGAAGTACGATTAGAGTGTTTACGTTACGCAATCGAGTTTGGTAGTGCGCGTGACGTTTTAGAACCTCACCTACTCGCAGATCAATACTTTGAGTGGGTGATGCGGGGTAGCGATGAAAAACGTCCTGCTGGCAGTCGGAAAGACGACAGCGCCACAAGCGCTAAAAAAGCCAGGAGCGTCCGCAAGGGTAGCGCACCGACATTAGTGTAAGCGAAACCGTGTGAGAGGAGGACAGTATGTCCCAACAAATCACCACGGCGTTTGTACAACAGTATTCTGCCAACGTGCAGATGCTTTCACAGCAGATGGGTTCTCGTCTGCGTGATGCGGTGCGCCTTGAGACTGTTGTAGGTAAGAACGCCTTCATCGACCAGATCGGTAGTGTGACTGCGCAACTGCGTAGCAGCCGCCATGCCGATACACCACAGATTGACACGCCACACCAGAGGCGTCGTCTTTCGATTGCATCATACGAATTTGCCGACCTGATTGATGACCAGGACAAGGTGCGTATGTTGATCGACCCGACATCAAGCTATGCTCAAGCTGCTGCCGCAGCGATGGGACGCGCTATGGATGATGTCATCATCGCCGCTGCACTTGGAACTGCCAGCACTGGCGAAACAGGTTCCGGTTCAGCAACCTTGGATGCCACCGCAAACATGGTTGGCTCCGCATCGTCAAATGACGGTCTGACTATCGCAAAGCTCACTGAAGCCAAGCGCAAGATGGACCTCAACGACGTTGATCCTTCAATCCCACGC